TATTACATACACAAATGATAAATTTGTCTTCATAATATACAAGACCACCACCAAAATACTTATGCCCGCTTAATATAGCATCAGATATTGATATATCAGTACAATCTTTATCCATTTCCGCAATATGGAAAAATGGATAATTACTGGAATCATAACCTGTTATTCCAAAGGCAATCCTGCCATTACCTAAATCAACAATATTACCATTTGCCCACACATTATTAGCAAAATTAGTATGATCTGATTGAACAATTATCGGAGCATCACCATTGCCTATTGTCCAATTAATTAAATCTGTACTGTAAGCATACCCAATTTCATAACCACTCGCACTTCTTCCATTTACCAATATTACATATCTCTCATTAATATCATCATACCAGCAAGGACCCGATGCAACATATAAACTTCTCCATCCTGAACCTGATTTTGTTATTATTCCTGAACTTTCCTGCCCTTCAACAAAATCATAATTTGCCCAGGGAGAATAAATTGCAATATTATCCCCGATATCAAAATCTGTTGCATCAACAAGAGTTATCTTTTTATTGACAAAATCAAAATCAGTAATTTTATCCTGTACAAGATAATCTCCTGTATATCCGGGATCAGCAACATTATAATCACTTGGATCAAGTGACTGTACAAACCAATCAATATCGGTATTTATTAAATCTTCTGGTAATACGTTTAGTGTTAACACATTGCCAACCTTATCAGTTATTTCTATTAGTGTAGTATCTCCGCTTTCGCTCAGATTGTCACCCTCGGCATTTCGTATAAGAGCATTATTCATATGAATAACTATGCCAGGGGCTAATCCCTCAAGCTCCTTATACCGGTAAAGAACCATTTCGCCATTATACTGAATGATAGCAGCATTATACATTTTTAATATATCGGTAAGTGTATCATAAAGAGTCAGTTCATCCCATAATGAAACATCAGCACCGGCCTGGTCAAGAGGGCTATCTGAAGTGGTAGCACCCATTGTTGATTCATAAACATTGATATATTCGGTAAAGGCAGTAAATCCTATTACCGATAGAGTATCATAAATTATTTTGGCATGAGTTTGTCTCCCTGTTAATGACAGGTCTGCAAAATCAATATCTTTTAACAATCCGAGACCATCTGTTGCTGATATTGTGATAGCATAAGGAATAAGCGAATAAGGTTCGTTCCACACGTTTGATGTTATCCATCCGTGCCAGCGGTCAACAATACCGCCCCCGGTACCTGTATATATATAGACTTTAAACTCAAGATTATCGGATGTGAACAGTTCCGAATACTGGAAATCACTCTCACAATAAACACCTATTGAAGCACTCGAGCCCCGTATGTTCTGATCGAAACAATCATCATTATCACTCGGCCATTCGATAATCAAAGGAACACCCGCAAGCTGCATTGTATTTACTGCCCCTCCATAACCGTCCTCAAGGATCTCAACAGTCCAGTCCTCACCCTCGTTATCGGTAAATTCCCCTTTATATTTCGTCGAAAAAGCCATTATGTTATTATATTACGTTTATCAATATATCGTTTGCTTGCTATAACAATATCACTCCCCTTTAGTATTCCCTCGACCTGTATCATGCTTGTATATGCCTGTATATTATTACTTTTTGTTGCACCGGCATAACTACCGCCATAAGAAGAACCGCCACCGCCAAGCGATTTAGCAGACCCGGCTATTGCTCCCTTTATCACTCCTGCAATAGCAATAGCTGCAAGCCCGGCAGCAATAGCAAGCCCGGCAGAAATAGGGTCAGGAGATTTACTTAATAAAGAAAAAGCCTCAACAGCAACACCATAAGCCACCATTAGTCCACCTAACTGTGATAAAAAGTCTGCAAAATTCATTAAAAGGTTCTTTCCTAAATCTTCAAATCCTCCCTGTGCCAGTGCTTTACCAATAGCTTCACCAAGCGTTTCGGCAATATTCTGAGCAAGACTAACAATAGCATCTTCAACATTAAAGATCATATTCTGCCATGCCAGCATCTGATTAGCAAATTCCTGTAATGCTGGTGATGCCTCACTACCAAGTGCCACAATAGCATCAACAAGGCCCCATATGTCATTGGCATATTGATTAACAGCTATGCCCATATCTTTTAGTGCTGATGTATCAATACCTGCTGGTGCCAAATTTAGTAATCCTTCACCTGGTAATTTTGTTGGTACTGTTCTTTTTGTAGCAGCTTTACCCCCACCGGGAGCAGCACTGATGACACTTTCCTTATTTATTGCCTTAACGAGTGCTAATATCTCTCTTAATCTCTCTTCGTGTTTTTTAAAATATTCATATTGGGTTATAAGATAACTTGATTGAGCGGCAGTCGCGTTTAATCCGAGTTTTAGCATTTTATTTATCTTATCCTGTTTATCATTAATGAATCCCTGTATCTGTTTCATTCGCTCCATCTCGTCATTAGCCTCTTTCAATAACTCTTCTTTTGATTTCAGGCTATCAGCCATCTCCTGATCGAACAGAGAAATTATATCAATAAGTACACCCTCAATTTTAATTAATGCCTTTTCAAGTAATCCGCTTTCAATAATAGCAGTACCGATACGCTCTTTCATATTTTGCCATATAGTATTCAATGATGCTATTTTTGTGGCAGATGTATCAGCTACATCACCGGCCTTTTCTATTTCTCTGGCAATAATAGCGCCGGCAGCAGCACCAAAATCACCAAGTCTTTTTGTTTCTTCCTGGAGCTCAACAGCACTGATACCCAGATTATCCATTACAAGAACCGATTTGCGCCCGATTCCTGTAATAATACTCTCCACAAGATAATCAACTGATTCGCCTGTCTCTATTGCCCTATTTGTAGCAAACTTAAAATATGTTGCAAGCTGATCGAGCGGTATCTTAAAATTCTTTGCCTGTACAGCTTTTTGCATTAAGGTCAGATCATCAACAGTTCCACGCGTTGCATCACGTAATGATTGTAATAATTTAGGATCACCAAGTTTGGCAAAAGCGCGCCTGACACCTTCAGCTTTAGAAGCAATACTCACTACTTCTTTACCAAAACGCACAATTTCACGCAGGCCAAAAGCAATACCAATAGCAGCTCCTAATTTTAAGATAGTTTTTTTAAACTTATTAACAGCTCCTTCAGATGATTTGAGTGAACTCTTTAGTCCCTTGTCATCTCCTTTAATCTTCAGCCATAGTGTTTTTAAACTCATGTAATTCGCATTTTTTCTGTCCTATTTCCTTGTCAGTGAATTTCCTGTGTTTATCCTGTTTATTATCTGTTTTATCAATATCTAATTCATAGAGATCGGCAGGTTTGTTTGGCTTATCCCCTTTTTTAATATATGGGTTTCCTGTAATGGCGATATAATTAATTTCACGTACAGCCCATTTTGTGAACCTTTCCCAGTTACGCCAATATCCAGCCGCAGCGAGATTAAATTCGTATAATGTTGACATGCGCCATCTTTCAAGTGTCCATCCGAGTTCCCCGATTGCAAATTCCCGTAGCTCATCCCATGTTATTTTTTTTTTACACCACTTCCCTTATCACCTTTTTTCATCTTGCCCAAAAGATCAACCATTGCACGCTTAACCTGCTCGCTGGATTCACGGCTCATATATTCATTCCAGAAAACGGCGCGGTGAAATGAATACTTTGGTTTTTTATACCGTTGCTTACAACCCTGCAGATATGCCTCATATAGAACGGCAAGGGCAAAATCATAGTTATCAACATTTGACATCTCATGAAAGTCTATTTTAAGACGTTCACAAGCTGCCTCAAGCACAGCAATATTAAACACAAAATTAACATTCCGGTGTTTGAGTATATTGCCGAAAATCGTTTTTCGTATAAAAGGTACTTTTATTTTCATGTCTTGAATACGTATATTTTACCAGTATCAAATGTTGCGGCCACACCATTGGCATTGTAAATATCCAGCACGCTGGTTGCATCTGTTGAACTAACAGTTAATGTTATCACATTCAGCCCGTCAACTGTTTCAGCTGTATTTGATATTTCACTCCCTCCTGACCCGTCAAGAATAACAAGTGAAGGAGCTACGCCTGCATCAAGGTCAAGAAAAAATATCACCTTGATAACATCCTCATCTGTTACACTGAAAGCATCACTCTCAGCCTCAGCCAGTGCTGAACCGTCAGTTATTGCACTTGTTATCCGTGTACCAGTTGAAGCAAATGTATCATAATCAACATTTGACCATTCTGTTATCAGTTCGGCCTGGGCATCACTTAACAGGAATACCCCGCCGGTAGCGGTGAAAGTTCCGCTGATAGGTGCTGTTTCCTCCTGTGGTCCCTCAACAGTCAGGTTTGACATACTTCCCCCCATAACTATCGGGTCACCGTCTGTTTCAACAACAACCAATACTCCAAGTCGTCCGGTTATCTTTGTCATTAATGACGAATGACTCAGGCCCGTTGTTGCATACAGAGCATCAAAATCAACACTGCCATCACGCAAGCCGTTAATATGTTCTGCCCACCCCGCCGAATCTTTGCTCGAAGCATCGGGCAGGTCCTGATTGAAATTAATAGTGCAATTACGTTGCGCCGCTATCATCGTTCCATTTACGTAAACAAGAAAACTTGTTCCATTTACTTTGCTCATAACATGTTATATTGCAGCCAGTACTCCGTTACCAACTATTGTACCACTGAATGTCACTGGTGATTCGGCTGGTGAATCAACACTCACGTTCTGAAATGTACCGTTACCGGTCCATCCCGTTGTGCCCGCATCAGGTGTGAATTTAACAGCGGCATCAGCTGTTCGTCCAACTATTATGGCGATTATCTCGTTAATAGTCAATCCTTCACCTTCAGTATCATACATCCCTTCAAAATCTATTGACCAGTCACGTAGTCCATTGATGTGTTCGGCCCATCCGGAACTACCCTTATTGGTAGTGTCGGGCAGGTCCTGGTTAAGATTCAGTGTGCAATTAGTCGAATGCAGAAGCGAATCTGACCCGTTAATAATTGTAAATACTGTTCCATTTAATTTTGCCATTTTATTAGTTATTTAATTATCACTCAATAATAAATTCATATATATCTGTTATTACATACCGTATATTTCCGGTAGGAATTTTTTCTTCTCTTATAGTACTGCCGCCATGCCTGAATACTATCACTGTGCGGTCTGTTACTGTCGGTACTTCTGTTTTTGTAGTTTTCAACAGGCTTCGTACCTTGTTATTTATTGCCTGTACTGTTGCGCGTTGCGGATTTACAGGTTGTGTTTCAAACACTGATTCAATAGCTATTGATCCCTCATAAATAAATGCCTCCTTTGTGCCGTTCTCATTATCAATAACATTACCGATACGCACATAAGAACGATTCGTTGGTCCACTGTAAAAGTTCTTATAAACAGGATATGTAACGCTATTTATTGTTACATTACCGTTAAGAACGGTATATATCCCGTCTATCAATCCTGCTGATATGTCCACACTTGAAACACTCATTTTATTTTATTCATTTCCTGTTCAACTCTTTTTTTAAAATTCTTTCCCTGCCGCTCACATGCAAATCTTAAAAAGCTGTCATAATCATTTTCGATCTTTTCAGCATATTCAACGTTGGTGCCTACAATCCCTTCCATCTCTTCGAACGGTACTCCGAGGCTTTCATCACCACTTTTGCTATCCACTATCGGATCAAAACTATTAAGCCCCTCCATCTCTGTATGAACGCTTGAGGCCAACCGCCCGGTTACCCAGTGTTTAGCACTGCCAAGCTGACCGTTAAGCCTGCGTTTGGCATCCGATTCAATAGCCAGCGCAGTACGCATAACAGCCGTTTTTATAGCATCAACAGCTTTTTGACCATACTGGCGCAAAGATTTATTAACATCCCTTACGCTTTGCGGATCCAGTTCTATATTTACAAAAACACTCATTAGTCATAATCAACCTCTGATGAGGGTAGTGTATAACCAATAACACAACCTGACGAATAACTGACCGCCTTGATCTTGGCAATAGTGCCGTCTGATCCCTGGGCAGGAGCAAATATTACGCCTGCTGGTACTGTAACGCCTGATATTGCTTTTGAAGTGATCAGGTTAGTATCATCCGAATCTGTCAAAACAGTAAATACCGTATCGGAAGCAACATATAGGAAATGAACCGCAGCATCAGCTGTTGATGTTGCAATATATTTACCTCCGTTGCCTCCACCCACATAGGCACTTAACAATTGAATATTCTTATCCGAGCTCATAATTCTGTGTTTTCGTTTAACGTTTCTATTAATTTCATCGTACCAAAGCTGACTGTACCCGCCGGTGATGCCGGCAAATTATCCATGCGGTTATTCCACATATCGGCCACAATGCGCCGCAGGACCATATTAGCCTGATCATTATTTGCCCCCGCAATAAATTCACAATCCAAATAGGCCTCATCAGATGTTGTATTTGTTATCACTGTCTGTTGAGGACGGATATAAACATGATCGAGCCCTTTCTGGTCGTAATCAACAGCCGTGCCACTAATCTCAACAGATATAACCTCTGTAACAGGTGAAAAGGGCAGCTCATAATAATCATTCCAGGCATCCCCGGTATAAAACCTGACCTCGTAAGATTTACTCACTAGACTAAGCCCTGTATAACTTTCCATCCATAAACGGGCAGTAGTTATCATATCACTGATCAGATTAGTATCATCAGTACCGAGTGATTCAATACCCAGGTATGTAAGCATTTCACTCCCGGTGATAGGCTCACCAACCGACTGCCCTGCCTTTTCCCTGTACTGCATTAGTCAACAGCTTTAGTTATCGTTTTAGCCTTTAGTTCTTTTGTTTCGGGTTCGGCTTTCTCTTCTTTTTCCTGCTTATCAGCATAATCAGCCTTACCCTTTTCAACAAGAATATCAGCATAACGATCAGTTACTTCGCAAATACGTCCTTTTTTACGTCCATCTACGGTAACTTTCATTTTAACTTTTTTCATAACAGATATTTTAAAAGGGAGGGAATTAACCCTCCCGGGTTAATAATCTATTTCACTATTCTTATGGTATGACCACATTGCAGGGTATCAGTAAGCGTATATGTCGCTCTTAAATACCTATACCCAAAAAGTGTTGTACCAATATTAAATACGGTAGTATCCTCACTTGCATCAACAGCCGTATATGTAGTAGTTGCAATAGAATTGTAATCAGTTCCATCCAGTGAACCATACAGAGTAAACACCCCGCCTGTCTCGGCAGCCGTACCTGTGACACTATCCATATTGAACTGGAAGTGTACATAGTACCGATCGGGTGCAATTACACGGTAAACATAACTGGTAGTAGCATCGAGTGTTACATCAGCCAGGTTTGCATAACCATTTTCACGGATGATATTTGTCTGTGCCATCATTGAGATAGCAGCAAACATAAAAGCTATAAGAAATAATAATTTTTTCATCTTTTTATCCTTTTTTATGGTTTGGCAATTGCACTGGTTATATCGCTTATCGCATCATACACAACACCTGCATAAGCAGTTGTCGGAAACTTGATGGTTGCACGTAATGATCCTGTGATAGTTTTCAGGTCATATTCCGGGTCAGTTGAATCTTGGTCCCATATACGAATATCCATATTACGCCTGAAATAAACTGTTACTTTCGAGAAGTCACCAACCATTACATATCCTGAACCAATAAGAGTACTTTCAACAACAGGTATGCCATGAATACGCATTCCGTCCTGAGTGAAATATGTCGGGAACAGGTAATTGTTATTACCATCTTTATCAAGCTGCATCTTGGCCACATCACTGGGATGCAGTATAATACCTGTTACCTGGGTGAAATTATCACCGAGTATCTGGTTTATTGCTGCACGTACAGCATCAGCCGTTGTTGGTGCAGTAACATAATCATCAAGATCAGTATCTGAGTATGCTACAGCAACAGTATCAAGCCCTACAAGATGAGGAGTTGCACCGCTACCGCTGAATACTTCGGCTTCAAGCTGACGGCGCAGCATAC